CCTCGTCTTGACTGGATTCCATAGAATCCTCCGGTTCTTGGTGGAGCAAGAGCAGATGATCTTCGAGAGTGGATAACCGTTGCTCGAGCTCTTTGTATTGCTGCGCTAGCAGCTGCAAGTTTACGCGCGGTTGAGGCTTTCTTGTCAAATGTTTTGGGCATACTTTCTCACAATCACTCCCTCCTGGTGTGTATTGGTGTGAATCCAGTTTAGAGAATGAAAAAGAAAAAAAAGCCAGCAGTATTTATACTTGAACTGACCAATGGAATTTCGCCTAGTACTTCCTTAAACGACTTAACAGTTGGACTAAACTACATTCCACTCAACTGTCGAACGCCAGGCCGAAGGTGGGGTAGGGGCCCCACCGAAGGTCTGGCGTGAGACCAACACTCTTAACGACTTTACACTCTTAACTACTTAACACTCTAGGCGCGAAGCAGCTCGGCTGCGGCGCCCCAAGCCGGCGGCAGGCCAAGAATGTTTACCCCTCATTGTCTAACTACCCATAGCTAATTAAATCCCTGGGGGGGTTCGGGGGGAGCCCCCCCCGCCTCCGCCTGGGGCAACAATAATCGAAAATAAAAAAAATAAAAAATTTGGACTGTCCTATAGGACTAGGTCCCATTAGACCGTCTAAAAGGACTAAGATATTGATTACGTGGTGGGGTCCTAATCAATACGTCATTAGATATTTATGACGTCATGATCACTTAATCAAACCTATATCGGGTAAAGATCTACGTAATCATGACGTCAGGATATTGATTACTTCCTAATCCGGATTCGCTGAATTTGCAAAAAAAAGCATAAATAGGTCAGTTGAGCAGGAGGTGTCAGTACAGTATTACCTGACACCTCCTACTCAGCAACCTCCTACTCAAGGATGACTACGCAAGCCTTAGCCTGGTGCTTCACGCTGAACAACCCGGATGAAGACGAAGTCTTGGTACCGCAGAGTTGGGACCCGGAGGAATACAAGTACCTTGTATACCAACTCGAGGAAGGAGCCGAGGGTACGAGGCATCTCCAGGGGTACATATCCCTGGAGAAGAGGATACGCTTCGCTGCATTCAAGAAGTGGTTCCCGGGAGAGAGAGCCCATATCGAAGTTGCGAAAGGGTCTGCGAAGCAGAACCAAGCCTACTGCACGAAGGCCGAAGGCCGAGTGGCCGGACCATGGGAATTTGGTAGTCTCCCTGAGCCAGGTAAGCGTTCTGATTTACTCGAAATCAAAGAAAAGCTTGACCAGGGAGCTACTCTGAAAGAGATCTCAGAGAATGATAAGCATTTCATGAACTTCTGCAGATACTCCAAGGCTTTCAAGGAATATAAGCTTCTCCATACTGAGAGACGAGACTGGCCCATGGACATCGAAGTCGTATGGGGAGCTACTGGCACTGGGAAGAGCCGATACTGCCAAGAGAACTATCCAGGAGCCTACTGGAAGTCCAAGAACTCTGGAACCCAGCAGTTCTGGGACGGATACGAAGGTGAACAAGTCATTATTATCGACGAGTTTTACGGCTGGTTATCCTGGGATTACCTCTTACGACTCACCGACCGATATCCCTTCTCACTGGACATTAAGCACGGAACGATACAACTTTCTGCAAGAAAGATTGTGTTCACGTCAAATAAACATCCATCCGAATGGTACCCTAATAGTAAATACCTCTGGGACGAACGCAACCCCCTTAAGCGGAGACTTACGGTGGTCAGAGAACTTGGTGTGGATGGAGTACGAGGGACTGAAAGTCCCGCTGGACGACCAGTGGATGGATCAAGTACCGGAGATCAATCCGAGGAATCTCGACTGATAAATTTGTATATGCAATAAACAAATTTTTATTCATCATAAAATCTAACTCTTGCGTTCCATGCAATCTGCCAGACAGCAAAGGCACTAATTGTGAGCATGTAAATTGCTCCACTCTTGATGTCTGCGATGTTCGCGCCAGTCGAACCATAAATGGTATCGTGACGAAGTTTAACTCTGAATTCACGCCATTTATTTTCTGGGGCACCGTTACCCAGAGTGGTTCCTACGGTAGCTTGGGGATTTAAGGCCACTGCTTCATCATGTAAGACCTCAAATCGGTTACGATTATTCAAGTTTGTAAAAGAGAGAGGATAGGCACTAGTTAATATGTCTGACACTGCGGGAAGGGCACCGTTTGTTTGCTTGTCGTAGATGAGCATCACACGGATGACATCCCCAGGGTAAGCATTTCCAGAGATAGGAAAAAAGAACATTTTTACTTCTAAATCAACCATATTAATTTTACGACCGATACGGTTCGTAAAGTCAGTGCCGTTGGCGACGCCATTTAGTAATTGAAGTGTGCCAGAATTTGAAACAGTGCCTGGGAAAGTAGTGCCTGGTTCTATGTCCTTTAACTCTGGGAGTGAGTCATATGAGCAGTTATGCTTCATGAATAATGTAAAAAGACTTGTGACTCTGTATTTATACTTGAGTCCACCAATAGGATTTATTTAAGCATCTAAAAAACGTACACGTGCATCCCAAATAATGTTAGTGACGTTAGTCACGTTTGTTTGGAGCACTAAAAATAAAGAACCGCTTTGAATACTGCCAACAGTGGCACCTGTGCCACCAAAGATAGTTTCAAGCTCACAGCGTCTGTATTTTTTAAGTTGAACACACATCGGGTTCCCTGTGGTGATTGCACCCGCTGAGTAATTAGCGGGTTGCATGGGGACGACTTTGTCGTAAAGGGTAACGAATCGGTCACGATTGTTTAAGTTGTTAGGAGCGATAGCGCTTGTAGAGTTTAGAATATCGGTGATGGTAGGGTTTGCAGCGTTTGTTTGCTTGTCCAGGACAAGCATTACTCTGACGATATCACCCACCGTAGGTGGTGTGGTTGAGTTTGGTTGTAAGAAGACTCGTAAGAGGATAGACTTCATAATAATCTTTCTGCCAATACGAGAAGTGTAGTCTGTACCGGTGGCAACACCGTTAAGCAGAAGACAATTACCGCTACCAGCAGTAATGGTGGTAGTTGTCGTACCAGCATCAATGGTTTTTAATTCCTCTCGTCCTCGTCTTGACTGGATTCCATAGAATCCTCCGGTTCTTGGTGGAGCAAGAGCAGATGATCTTCGAGAGTGGATAACCGTTGCTCGAGCTCTTTGTATTGCTGCGCTAGCAGCTGCAAGTT